CAGGTAAGTGGTATATCGAAAACTCAATTACAACCCTCAAGCAGACAGACCCTGTATCAGAACTCAACTCAGAGCTTTGGAACAGTGGTGTAGAAGCAAACAAGGAAATTGCTCGTAAGCAGAAGCGTAGGCTTTCTTATTACGCAAACATTCTTGTTGTTGAGGATTCAGGCAATCCTTCTAACAACGGTAAAGTATTCCTTTACAAGTTTGGTAAGAAGATCTTTGATAAGATCAAAGACGCAATGCAGCCAGAGTTTCAGGATGAGGCTCCAATGAATCCATTTGACTTCTGGGATGGTGCTAACTTTAAACTCAAGATTCGTCAGGTAGAAGGTTATCGTAACTATGACAAGTCTGAGTTTGCAGCTCCTTCAGCAGTAGCAGATGATGATTCAGCTATTGAGGCTATTTGGGGACAGCAACATTCGTTAGCTGCTATTGTAGATCCTAGCAATTTCAAGTCTTATGACGAACTCAAAAAGAAGTTGGACTTTGTATTGGGTAGCAGTGCCAAGGTAGGCACAGCAGAAAGCATTTCTAGTCAGACTGGAGACGCTGCTGATGATAACTACATGGAGAAGGTAACACAGATGTCAAAGGCTGAGACTACGGTTTCAGATGATGACGAAGATGATACACTGTCCTACTTTGCTAAACTTGCAAATGATGACTAATAACTAGTCAGACGAGAAGGGGGCTTAGGCCCCCTTTTTTATTTAGCGCCACTCCCAAGTGCAGGAGCAATTCTGCCTAATTGATACATTTCAAATACATTATTCTCAGGCCTGCTTCTTAAAGGAATAATACCTGTGCCGCCCTGATTGCCGCCGTTAACAGTAGTATTAGTGCTTTGATCTATGTTTTGAACGAGTGTTCCTCCGTTCATATTTCCCGGAGTCATAGCATAAATAGCATCACCTGTCATTCCGTATGTCGAAGTAGCAGGTTCTATGAGACCCCTTTCTTCCATCATAGGTCTCAATTCCGGATTTACTCTGGCAAGTTCCATTCTTGCTTCAGGAGTCATTGTTTCGGCTGCTTGCATTAAAGGTTCACTTAGTGAAGGATCTAACAGTGCAGCTGAATTTTCATTGATTGCTGCAGGTTCAGGTACCATATTCTCTATTTCAGCTAACCTTGCTCTTACTGCTGCCATATCTTCACCGGATAAATCATCATCATTGATAATAGCTTTCAATTGGTCAGCATTATTAGTTTGTGCTAATTTTTCATAATCTATTTCCGAATCACCAATAATATCTTTGTCATATAAACCACTAGATTTTGCATTATGTAACTCAAGCTCACCCATTACTAGTTTTTTTAATTCAGCTGTTGCCAATTGAACAATAGCAGGCAATCGCTCCCTGACCAATGGATCATTTTCTGGTCGTATCTCTTCACCGGTTTCCGGATCCCTATACACTTCTTTGTAAACTTCTCTTGCAATATCAGCAGCTCCTACTGTTATTGCAGTAATAGGACCTAAAGCGCCACTTGCAGCTGACATAGCAGCTCCAACAGCATCTCCGTTTATCATTCGCCAGGCTCCTTCACCCAAACCAATGATTGCTCCTGCAAAAGGAAGAGATTTAGCAATAACTTTTGGTGCCATTCTGGCTGCTTTTGCAACAACGGTTCTTCCGATCTTTTCAGATAGTGCTTCTCTCGCTTCCCTAGAAGCATATCGGCCCGCGACCTGGCCAGGGCGGCTTGTTCTATAAATCTGCTGACCTCTTGAATTTGTTGTCACGTTATTCATCATTCTTCCGGCGGCATCCACAGCAGGGGTTATTACCCTTCCTGCTGTATTTGCCGTCGCTAAAACTCCTCTTCCTACTTGTCTAGAGCGAGTACCATCTAGTGCCTGTGCAACTAATATTTCATCAGCTCGTGTGTTGTCTAAAATATTTTCTTCTAGATCCACTTGTGAACCATTAGGTCTTGTTACTGTAGTCGGACCTAGACCATTGTTTTGATTGTATGTAAATCCTGGTTGTCCGATTAAGCTTGTATTGCCATTAGGATCAGTGCCTATGCCAAGCATATTTTTAATGTCGTTGTAAAAACTTTCTTTTGTAAATCCTAATTCTTCTAGTATTTTTGATATTGTAAGTCCGCCTGCCATTGCCATTGCAAGTCCGCCAATTATGGTGCCAATCAATCCGGTCCCACCACCTGCACCGCCGGTTCCTTTTAAGGTGTTTAAAATTTCTTCTAGTGTTTTAGAATCTTTACCTTTACCGTCTGTGTCTTGACCTGTTGTATATGTAGCATCTGCTACAGCAGATGAAGTTGAATCAGCAACAGGAACAGCGGTAGCTTGCCTAACACCTGTCGCTTTGGCAATGCCTTTACTTAATCCTAACAGACGATCTATTTTTTTACCATCTTTACCTGCTGCTTTTCTTAAAACTTCCATTTGTTCTTCAATGCCTGCTAATGCTTCTTTTAAAGCAGAGCCTGTTAGTGCTTGGCTTTCTTGTATCATATCAACCAAATTAGATAACTCTTTTCTAGCCTCAGAATTGTTAGCTAATAATTCTTTTAACGCTTCAGTATTTTCAGATATAGAACTTGCAAGATCACTAGCGAGACTAGGTACCCTGCCTCTGCTTGCTGTTTGTTTACCGGCAAAAGTAGAACGTATTGAGCTACTTAAATCTAAAATGTTATCCATTATTGGTTACTCTTTTTCTTTTCAGCCTTTTTCTTTAAATGTGACATGAGCATACTAACATAAACTTCTCTTTCCCAAGGCACCATATTTTCTAATTCTGTTAAACTCCAATGGTGTTCCTGCATCAATAGAAAATTCGTTTTATAATAATTCTCCAACGAATCTTGAGAAAGAGTTAAGCGAAAAAATGTTCTATGCTGTTTATCAGTACCCTATTTTCTGTGTTACATTTACTGCAATTAAATTCTTTGATGTGCATTAAAACTGGCACATTGCTGTAAAATTCATTTGCATCTTTTATAACCTGTAACGGAAGCTGTTCAATAAAAGTTACTAGCTCCTCTTTTTCAATATCATCAATATGGATTATTTCTTCATCAGTAAAGATGTGATCTATTCCTCTCATAATAACTTCTAAATCTGTTAAGTCTGCTGCCGATACTTGAGTTAGTGCATCCGGCATCCTAAAAACAAGGCCAGATTTTTCATTTATCATAACTTTTTTGGTAGTGCTATTATCTCCTTTAATTTCATAATCATTTAAATTCATTTGATAATTTATCTTAGCTTCACATTCACCACAAGTTAAAATAAAATCTACTTCTTCTCCAACTGATCTTGCTTTTAACTGTAGAAATAACCACTGTATTTGATACAAAGGCAAACTTTCAACTTTAAGATTGCCCATACAACAATTTTCTACAATTTGTACAACTCCTTTTAGCTGCGTCAAAATATCTTCAGAGGCCGCAGCTTGTGTCAAAATATTATTTTCTTTTACTAGAAACGGTCTAAACTCATATGTTTCTTTTGTCCCAGGCAAAGTCAAATCAAACTTTGGCACATCTATCTTTGGTAACGCCATTATATTCTCCTATAATTTAATCAAATATTCTTTGTATTATTCCACCTATATTGCCCAATATTCTTCTATTTCTCAGTCTGTCTCTAATAGCATCTCTAGGACTAAATTCACGATTCCCTTCAACACTTACCCAGCGTTTAGCTGCAAACGAAACTGAAATTCTAATGTGTCCAGTATTAGACCAAGCAAGGGGAGTTACGTTAATTAGTTTAGGAATTGCTTCTTGTAATTGATACTCTGCTCTTATATTGTTTTGATTATCTAAAACAGCTACATTAATAGTCCCATATATTGATTCATGGAAAGAGGCTTCTTTTGTAACAGGGTCTACGGTTTTTAATATCCATTCTTCAAACGCATCTCGTATTTCAAAGTTACCATCACTGATAAAAGTAAACACCGAATCTTGTGTCAAATACTCTACGTTTTGGTTTCTGTATTCAGTCCAAGGACCTATTTTATATGGGACGTTTGTAGCAGACAATCCGGGTAATTGTGCTTCTTCACACATTACTGTAAAAATAGAAGGAAAGCCAAATGAAAATATTGTGCTTTCCTCAGCAGCTTGTTGATCTCGTAGTCTTTGATTCGGAAATCTAAAAGTTACTTCAAATTTATCCGAACGAGGCAAATATTCAGTTCTTACTTGACCTAAAAAGTTTTCAAAAGTTGATTTTGAGTTAGCCATTTATTATTTCTCTGCTTTGTCTATATACTTGATTCTGTGTTGCCTTTGCAAAATCATGTGTCGGTAAAAATATAGAAGCTCTCCAGTGTTCAGGATTTATCTTTACAAACCTGCTCTGGACTTGACTATACAAATACTTTTTCACTGAGGGTTTTACTTGTGGGAATCGGCCAAAGTTTTTTAACAGACCCCAACTGACTTCTATTTTACTTTTATCAGTTAGTGCTTTGTCAGTAAAATTCATTAGGTTACCCAATAACTGAGCCCTCATCATATAAGGCAAATAGTGAAAGTTTATTCCTACAAACCCGTTTGATATATCATCAAACGGCAAACATAAGGGAAATCTGTCATAGTAAGGCAGGGTGTCTTTAAACTTAGGATCATATTGGAACATATACATATTACCAGGCTCTAGCCTGTTAGTAAACTCACCTATGTCAGTACGAGACACCTCAGCAAAAGTATTGATGCCGTTTGCCATTTTACGAACAGCATCTTGGTACCATCTGAATGAACGGTCCTGTTCGCCTGCCGCGGCTCTTATGTTTTGGAATGGATTAGCCATACCACTATTTATAATGATTTTATAGGTTCAGTTCTTTTTCTGTAATAATTTTGAATTTCCACTTACGGTCTTTACAGAATTCTTCAGCTGCTTCCCACTTGGCTAAATTGACACCCCATTGTTTGACTTCTTGTATGAACCTTTTTGTCCTTCTCTTAGGAATCTTAGGTTCTTGTGTAAAACGATAGGGTTTGACTTCTACAAGATACATTTCAGTGACATCATTATTACATACTTTTACATAGAAGTCCACAAAGTATCTATGGTATCTGTTGTCTATAGGTGAGCGATAGGGTATGACTATTTCTTCACTTCCCCATTCTTGTACAGAATCATTGAGATCACACCAATTCATAAACTTCAATTCGTATCCGGAACGATACACTATATTTGTAATATCACCTCTGTACTTGGCCGGGTTTCTCGGTCTAAACTTGCCTTGATATAATTCTTTGGTGTATGTCATAAATTATCGTTATAAATAAGAATACTTAACTCACTATTTATTAGAGACTACCAATGGCTGACAATGCAATAACAATAAATGACGAGGATTTTCCTATAAATGAGGACGGTCCTGAAGCACAATTTGATGTTGCGGAAAGAAAAACATTTAAATATCCTCTAAATATAGGTGACGATTCTGCTGAACTTCAACATAGTATAATTTTTTATATTAATGCTAGAGAAAATACTAGAGCTGCTAGACAGTCTGCTAACACCTCAGTAGTTGCTGGTAGTACGTCTGGGACTAAATTGGGACGACCCAATGAAGAAGGTCTAGATAATTTAGATTCAGCGTCAACAGCTGGACTTTTGGCAGGTGGATTTGAACTTACAAGACGAGCAACTCAAGCAGCTACCGGAAACGGTGGCGTAAGTGTCGCAGCTGGATTACTATCATTGTTGGGTATTACAGAAGATGTGAATGATAATGGTGAGGATATAATAGACATTGCTAAAAAGGAAATTGGATTTGGTAAAAACTTTGGCAGGGTAAGACTACAACAAGCGATTGAGTTATTTGTCTCAGGACCTCCTACTGCTGAATATTCTGCTAATTGGGAAAATAAAGAACTCGGAATTTTTGGCGGGGCTATGACTCAGGGCAGCGTTAAACTGAATGAATTAATTGGAGCTGAAGGTGAAGGAGATTTTGACATTCCTGGTACTAACAAATCTATGAATTTAAGTCAGTTTAAAGGACTAGCAGGTGGATTAGGGAGATCAGTAATACAGGGCGCGGCTCAGTTACCAGGTAAGTTAGGTGTAGCAGGAGAGTTAGGTGCTGCTTTTGATCTGTTGTCGGGCAACACATTGAATCCATATAAAGAACAGTTATTTCAAAGTATGGGATTCAGAAAGTTTGGTTTTGGTTATAAATTTATGCCAAAAAGTAATAAAGAATTACAAACGGTAATGAACATTGTACAGTTATTTAAATATCATATGCACCCAGAAAGAAACGATGCTAATTATACTCTCATTTATCCCTCTGAATTTGAAATTGAATATAGGTATAAAGGACAAAGAAATGAGTATCTAAGTAAAATAGCACCGTGTGCGTTGACAGATGTTAAAATTTCATATGGCGGTGCAGATTCTTTTACTTCTTTTAAAGACACTGACGGCGCTCCAATAGAAATTAATCTTCAGTTATCATTTGCTGAACTAGAAACATTGAGTAGAAGGGGTGTAACTGATAGTGCAGGAACCGGTGTAGATCTTAACTGGAGGAATTCGTTCTAATGTATTTTAAAACAATGCCAAAGATGACATACCCCTTTCCGGATGGTAGGCTTAGAGTAGTTAGAGATATTTTTACCCGAGTTGCAACAAGGTCTTCTTTAAGAGGCCAGCTGTCATATGAAAGCTATGAAATTAAACTAGGAGAAACTCCGGATATTATAGCACAAAAAAAATATAAAAATTCAGAATTGCATTGGTTGGTCTTTCTTGTCAATGATATTACTAATCCGTATGAAGAATGGCCAAAAGATCTTGAAAAACTAGATGAGTATGTTAAAAACAAGTATGGCGCTGGAAATGAAACAGCTATACACCATTATAAAATTACTGATTCAGATCCTGAAGTAATTGTAGATTATGATGCCAGCAAAATTGCAAGCGGTCTTCATCAGGCTATTACAAATTATGATTATGAAATTGAGCTCAATGATTCTAAAAGACAAATTTTTCTTTTAAGATCTGAATTTGTGGGTGAGTTTGTCACTCAATACAAAAGGTTGATGGCAGCAAATGGATGAACTATTACAGGCCGGATCAGTTATAGTTGAAGACCTTATCATTCTAAATCAATATGATGAAGGAACCGGCTTACTAGAATTCTATACAGAACTTAATTTATTTGAGGACATATATTCTCCTTGTATATTTGCAGAACTTTACATTACTGACAATGTAAATTTAATCTCATCTATGCCTATAGTTGGCGGAGAACTTGTATCCATTAAGTTTAGAACTCCTACGTTTGATGACAACCCCGCAATTGTATATCAAAAAAATTTTCACGTTACTGGTATTAAAAACAGAAAAATTAAAGACAGTAGTGTTTCATATAAATTAGAATTAATTTCCCAAGAAGGATACATAGATCTACAAAGCACGGTCACAGGATCCTTTTCGGGTAAAACAAATGATGTTGCTAAAAAAATATTTGAAGATTATTTAATGGTAAGTGATTTTAGTACGCTATTAGTAACTGACACACCTCATAAAACTAACATAAAATATACTTCTAATTTTTGGTCGCCTTTTAAAAATCTTTCTTATATTGCAAAAAGATCAGCAGGACAATTAGGAAAAGCATCTGATTTTCTATTTTTTCAGAACAAAGATACTTTTATGTTGGCAAGTTTTGAACACCTAATAAAAAGCCAAAGTGAAAACGGGTTACTTGATGAATATGTATATGAATTAATACCCGGAACTTTCCAAAGAAAAAGAGACAATTATAATTATTACGGTGCGTCACTTACTGATGAAATGACTAGGGTAATAGATATTAAAACACCTCAAATTATTGATAGTCTTAAAAACATTCAAACCGGATACTATGCTAATGCTATAAGAAGTTATGATTTAACTACCAAAAAAATTACTGAAACTACTTTTGATATGGCCACAGGAGCAGCTGCTTTTTACAAAACAGCAGAAGGCACAGCAATACCTAAAAATGTAAATTTAAATCCTTACAATTATACTACTTTTGTTCCTGTAAATTCATCTCTTTATACAGACTATGGTATTACAAACAATAAAGATTTGCCTGAAGGACATCCTGCAGACTATATTATAGACAAAACACACTATAGACATTCCTATTTAAATTCTTTAAATGCTACCAAATTTGAAATTACAATTCATGGTAGAACTGATATGACTATAGGTATGTGTATAAACTTTTTGTATCCTGCTTCAGGAACAAACAGTGACGAAGATACAGCTGCTGATGCTGTTGATAAATATTTGTCAGGTGTATTTTTAATAACAGCTATTAGGCATTATATTACAAATGATAAACATATGATGCAGGTAGAAATAATTAAAAATGGATTTAATATAGGGATAAATTAATGTTAGTACCCCAGTTTAAAATGTGGATAGGAGTCGTTGAGGACAGAATCGACCCCGAACAATTAGGCAGATACCGAGTACGTATTCTTGGTTATCATACTGCAAACAGAGAATCTTTACCCACAGACAAACTTCCTTGGGCTGTTCCTGTCATGCCGGTCACAGGAACAAGTATTTCTGGTGTGGGCGAAACACCAAATCTCACTAACGGGTCTACTGTTATAGGATTCTTTGTTGATGGTGATGACGAACAACAACCAATTATACTTGGCTCGATGCCAGGCCTTCCTACAGAAAAAGTAGAAGATGAAAAAGTAGGTTTCAATGATCCAAAACACATTTATCCTTTCACTACTAAAGAAGGTAGAAACGGACTCAAAGAATCCGACTTGTCAAGATTAGCCCGAGGTGCAGAAGCAGAGAAACACGCTAGCTTAATTAAGAAAAGAGCTGCTAGAATAGAGGAGATTCCTACTGCTAGAGCTCCAGATGTTAGTAACACTTGTAGTATTACAGACGGCTTGTTGTATAACGAAACCTGGTCTGAACCTCATGCTCGTTGGGGAACTACAGCAGACGGATCCTACAGCGAACCAGGAACTGTTCCTACTTTTGAAAATGGAACAACCTCAGTGTATCCTTACAATCACGTTAAAGAAACTGAATCAGGGCACATATTTGAAGTAGACGATACTCCTTTTAATGGCAGAATACATGAGTATCATAATTCAGGGACATATAGAGAAATACAGTCAGACGGAACTAGGGTTACTAAAATAGTATCTAGAGATGTTGAGATTGTTATGCAAGGCAAAGATGTTTATATAACAGGCGGGTGTAATGTTACAATTAAAGGTGATTGTAAAATGCTTGTTGAGGGTGATAAGTATGAGGAGATTAAAGGCAATCAATTTACTATTGTTGAAAAAAATCGTCATACTAAGGTCATGGGAACTGATGTATTTGAATGTCATTCAAACGTGGGCTACAATATAGGTAACGCTGATGGTCAAGGTCACTTCATTGTTAGTACAGCAAACGACATAAGTTTTACCGCGCAGGGTAGAGGACAATTTACATCTGGCGGACAAATGAACATATCATCTGGAAATAAAACTATTACATTGACAGCAGCTAAAAGTATTGCTTGTGATGCGGGATCTGTTTTCAAAGCACAAGGTCCACTGATGGCCTCTTTAGAAAGTGCAGCATATGTTAAATTAAATTCTGGAATAGCTATGGATTTGACTTCCGGAGTTTCACAAAAGGTTGCTTGTGTTGGTAATCAATTACTTGAATCAGGAGCAACACAGACTATTTCTGTTATAGGCTTACAGAATACTATTGCAGGTGTTAGGCAAATTACGGCACCAATTACATCACATTTAGGTATGTATAACGTGACTGGAAATATTTTAGGAACCCAGGTTACTACTATTACAGGTATTGATTTGAATTTACACAAACACGTAGCAACATCACTCGGTGCTCCTACTACTCCTTCAATACCTTAGGATAAGAAATGTCAGAACACGATACAGAAGCAGAAGCAACGCATGGATGTGGTTTAAGTCCTAAGCAAATGGAGCTTTTAGATACACTAGCCGGACTAGATGAATCGGCTGGTTTACTAGGCCTTGCTGCTACTTTTATACCTGGCTTTCCTACTACAGGACAAGGCATTGCAGAATATATTATTGGTGCAGAAAAATATGCAGAATATTATGCTCATTATGAAAAAGTTATGAAATTCTATAACGATCCTGTTGGCGGCATATTAGAGTATGCAGATCAGGCTATTGAATATGAAGAAGGTGAAGAGGGGTCTTTTTCTCAGGATTTGAGAGGGTTTGTTAATAAAGTTAAACCAATAGCTTCAACAGCAATAAATGCAGTATTGACAACAGAACAAATTGCAAATGAAGTGTCTAACTTTAAAAACAAATGGAGCGGTGTTGATATAGATTATGATAATGTAGTATCCTTAATCAAAGATGGAGCTATAACTGCTAAGAATTTATGTCATATGGTTGATGACTATGGTAAAGCAGCAGACGGTTCTCTAGTATTGAGAGGTAAACCTATAGTTATAGAACCAGGTAAATGGGGTATAGATTTGCCAGGAGGCAGACAGCAACCTATAGTAATACAACCAGAGTTTGTTATAGATCTAGAGGCACAAGAAGAAGAAGCGCTAATTGAGTATGAAGGAATTTCAGATTCGCGGTTAAGATTTAACATTTAAGGTTATAAATACTCGTATGGCCACAGAAACTAAAAAAATATCTAGAGTCTATAAGGACTTTGATTTGGGTTTTACTAAGAACCCAATAACATCTGATCTTTCTAAAAAAACAGATATAGCTGCTGTCAAACAATCAATTAGAATATTGTTACTGACTAATTTTTATGAAAGACCCTTTGCATATAGTAAGGCGGCAAATCTCAGAGCTTTCTTGTTTGAACAAACAGATGTTATCACAGCGGAAGCCATAAGAAAAAATATACAACAAGTAATAGAGGCATATGAGCCTAGGGTTATAATACAAGAACTAAATGTGACAGTCGGCTCAGATGATGTTTCTTATGATGTATATTTACAGTTTAAAGTAATTGGGTTTTCCTTGCCACAAACATTAACAGCAAACTTAACAAGGTTAAGATAACATGGCACAATTAGAAGTATCTGAATTAGATTTTTCTACAATAAAACAAAATCTAAAAACATATCTAAAATCACAATCAGAATTTAGTGACTACGACTTTGAAGGGTCTGCTATGTCTGTATTGCTTGATACTCTGGCTTATAATACACATTACAATGCCATGTTGGCACATCTACAAGCCAACGAAGGATTTTTAGATACTGCTATAAAAAGAAACTCTGTAGTATCTCATGCTAAAGCTTTGGGATATACTCCTCGTTCAGTAAGAGGATCAACGGCAGTAATTAATCTTGCTATTACAGGTTCAATTTTACCGGCCTCTGTCACTTCTCTTACTCTTAGTAGAGATCTAATTTTTACTTCAGTTATAGGACAAAAAAATTACTACTTTTATCCTAGAAATACTATAACTGTAAATAAAGAAACAAGAAACGGTGTAGGCGGTTTTTATTTTGACAACTTATCAATAACTGAAGGTACCCGAGTTACTAACAGATATCTAGTAGAGTCAACTACTACATCAGGGCCTTTTGTTATACCTAATAATAACGTAGATACTAGTACAATAAGAATAAGAGTTCAAGAATCTGCTACAAACCTAACTCTTTCTACATACAAAAACTACACTAATATTACAGATGTTGGTACAACTACAAAGGCATTTTTTATAGAAGAGGATGTAGATGGATTATATCTTATTAGATTTGGTGATGGTTATATAGGCAAAAAACTAGAAGCAGGCAATGTTGTTCTTATAGATTACATTACCTCATCCGGTGCAAATGGAAATTTTGGTAGCTCTTTTTCAGTTACAGAAACTTTTGTGGTTGCCGGAGAGTCGGTGAGTGTTACTGTGGTCAGTAATTCTTCAGGCGGACAAGCTAGAGAAACTATAGACTCAATACGTCAGTCTGCTCCTCGTTATAATCAGACAAGAAATAGAGCAGTGACTTCTGCTGACTATGAATCTCTTATAAAAGCAAGTAATACACACATACAATCGGTTTCTGTGTGGGGCGGAGAAGATAATATTCCCCCTATTTACGGAAAGGTTTTTATATCTTTGGATCCCGTAGAAGGGGCAACAATAACACAGAATGATAAAGATGCTATACAAACAGAAATAATTGCACCAAAGGCTCCTTTGGGTATTTTGGCTGAGTTTGTAGATCCTATACGTACTTACATTCAATTAAAAATTGGTGTTGTTTATAATCCCAAGTCTACTGTTTTAACACAGGGCGGCATTCAGGGTTTGGTTACAGCAGCAGTTGATAACTTTTTTGCAAATGAATTAAATGTTTTGAATAAAAACTTTTATCTTAGTAATCTGTATGATTATGTAAAAGCAGTATCTTCTTCTATTATTTCTATAAACATAAATCCTAAATTACAAAAAAGATTTACGCCAAGCACTTTGACTGCTGCTGAGTCATTTCAAATGGAGTTTCATAATAAATTAGAACCTAGAACATTACATTCTACTTGGTTCAATGCTACTGTAGAGGCTGCAACTACTAAATGTAAATTAGTAGACATCCCTAATACAGGCGTTAATCCCCCTGAATATAATGGCACTGGTAAAATATATTTACAAAATGAAGCAGGCGAAAATATATCATTGATAGGTACTGTTAATTATGATACTGGATTAATTAATTTTACTGCAACTATTGCTAGTTATGTAGGCACTGACACTTTTATACGTGTTAATTTTAAACCACATGATGACGTTAAAGATATTAAAACCAATGTTCTGACTAGAGTATCAGCACCGGATGGTTCTAGTGCTGTTGTAGCTTATCCTTCTAAAAATACTGTTTTGACTAGGGACGATACTGTTCTTAATACTTTAACAGGCGCTAGAAAAGGATTAGAAATATTAGTCAGCCAATATACAGAAGATGATTAATGTCTCATCAGATACCTAGTTTCTATAGATACGTAGAATCTATAACAATTACCAACGCAGGCAGCGGATACGATTCTGCTAATCCTCCTGCTATAACAATCTCAGGTGGTGGCGGAACAGGTGCCACTGCTACTTGTACCGTTGTTGGCGGTGAGATTGCTACTGTTACTGTAACAAACATTGGTAACGGCTATACCTCTACTCCTACTGTTACTGTAGCAGGTTCTGGTGGAGCAATACTTACAGCAGTCCTTAATTTTGCCCATGGTCCTAAATCAGAACACACAAAAGTAAACGCAAATAATGTAAAGTATACCCTACCTGAATTTGTACAAAATGATTACACTACCTTTGTAACTTTCTTAGAGAAATACTATGATTGGATGGACTCAGAAAACAATCCAATCAATTTACTATTAAATAAAAGCTACCATGATATTGACGAAGCAACTGACAACGAGTTAGAAAAATGGCGTTTGCTTCTGGCTAGAAAATGGCCTAAAACTATTCCTGTTGATAAAAAGTTTTTCTATAAACACATTAAGGACATCTATGAGAGCAAAGGGACAAAGGCTTCTACGGAGTCATTTTTCCGTTTGTTTTACGGAGAAGATGTTGACGTAATATATCCAAGCAAATATGTTTTACGTGCATCTGATGGTAGGTGGCAACAGGCACAGTCTATTAAGGTAACATCTGCTAACGATTATGAAGTGTTAAATCTTCAAGGAAAGTTAATAGATTTATGTTACTATTCTACCACAGGTACTCTTACTCGTTTATATAAAATAGAAGCAGAAGTTGTAGATGTAATAAAAATAGCTTACACCGCTCCTCAACAGTATGAAGTATATCTAAAATTTGAATCATTAAGAACTTCAATACCCGGGCCCGGTGCAGATGGTCGAGCTACTATAGTATGGGAAGGTCCTATTGCTACTGTAGATACTGTAGGAGCTGCCGATGCAAGTCGAGCAGCAGGCACATATACAATCACAACTGCTGATTGGACTTCAGATGGTGATGGCTCAGCTGCCGAGTTTACGGTTGTGGTTGATGGCACGGGTGATGCCACTGTTACTATTACTACTGATGGTCAAGGTTTTATAGTAGATGAAACTATTACTATTGCAGATGCAGATCTTGGCGGCGGCGGTGGTGCAGACCTTACCTTTGACGTAGCAACACTCGTTGAAGGCGAGTTAAAAGTCAATGATGTTACAGTGACAGATGCTGGACAAGATTATCTTGCTGCTCCTGTTGTTACTATTATAGATCCTTCTGGTGGATCTGGTGCTGATGTTAGAGCAGAAGTAGCAAACAGTGTAATTACTGATTATGACATAGACGCCAAGGGTTCTGGATATTACTCGTCTACTACTACTTTATCCTTAAACACTGACAGTAGAAGAACCTTTATTGTACTAAGAGATGAGTTGCCCTCAAGCTCTAATGTAAAAGCATATTTAGGAAGAACTTTAACAAACATATCAGCAGGAACATACTCAGGCGCTGACGCAGGATTCTCAGCAGGACAAGTGTTTTCTATAAATGAATCAGGTGATGATGCTATAGGGTACGCACTAGATTACTTTGCTGAGGATTATGTTATTATTGGCGGCACCAATGATTCTTATGGTAAAATAATAACTGTATCAAGTTCTAACGCTCCTTCAACATGGAGAATAATTACACCTGGGTATGGTTTCAATAAAGGAACAGTAGATCTTGTTCTTACATCTCCTACAGGTGAAACAGCAACTGTTACACTATCTACTGGATATCTATTTTCATATACAGGCCAATATGTAGATGACAGAGGCAAACTCTCTGATGTTAACCGACTACAGGATAATCGTAAATATCAAAGTTATTCTTATATTGTCAAATCTTCTACTCCTCAGAGCGATTGGAATGATATTATTAAAGGAACAATTCATCCTGCAGGCTGGGAAGTATTTGGTGATTTAACAATCACAAATGAAATAGTTTTCTCTGATATTACTGTAACTGCACCTGGTTATCATATTAGATTCTTTGAAGAAGATATATTTGCAGGCGAAGGCGGTGATACTTCTGATGAGATTACTGTTTACTATGAAATGGTTAAAGAGGACACAGCAACTACAAGCGAACTTGTTGCTAAACTAGTAGAAAGACCTTTGGCTGATAGTGCAACTATTGATGACTCAGGTTCACAGGATTACTTTGCTGAAGATTACATGGTTGATGCTGATTCTTATGTAGGTGAAGGCGGTTTTGTAGTAGCGTATGGTAAGAATCCTTCAGACACAGTTACAACATCTGAAGAAATTGGTCCTTTCTCTGTAAACAAAGGACTTTCTGATACAGCTTTATCAGATGATTCAGGTGAACAAAACTACTTTGCTAATGATGCCGGCGATTACTTGGATAATAATTTCTATGTAAGAGATGGCGGCCTTCAGATAAACTATCAAAAGTATTTACAGGATGTTGTCTCTGTTACTGAATCATTTGCATACTTATATGACTGGGGCGTAACCCCATCAGATACTGTTACTGCTACTGAATTGTTTGGTTATGTTTTAGAAAAAATAATAGATTTTTCAGATACAGTAACAGCGTCAGAAACTTTTGTTCCTGTTCTAACGTGGACAGCATCATTTACAGATACAGCCACAGTAGCAGAGACAGTAGAAATAGGAACGAGTTTACCATTTACTGAAGCACAGTCAGTATCAGATACACCGGCACTAAACATACAACCAAATCCATCTGATTCTGTGTCTGTTACAGAGGTAATAAATAATTTTAATATTTCACAGGTGCTTGCTGACATAGCAACTCCTGATGATAAGGCTTCAATAGAAGATGAAAATGAAGTCTTAATAGGTAAGCGACTGAATGATTCTGCTTCGGCAACTGAAAGTCATGCAATAAGTTACATAACTTCTTTCAGTGATAGCGTTTCAGCTACAGAATCATTTGCCGCACAAATATTCATACCGGTCAGCTTGGCGGATTCGGCAACAGCCACAGAATCTAGCACACTGACAGTAGGTAAGAATCCGTCAGATACAGCTACAACAACTGACAACGGAACTAGTTGGACACTTACTAGAGCGATTGCAGATACAGCGACAACTGACGATAGAGCTTCAATAGCGGACGAAAACCAAGTAAGTGTCGGTAAGACATTGGCTGATAGTGTAACAACTTCAGACAGTGTAGTTACAGAAGTAAGTATTGAACAGGTACTGGCTGACAGTGCAACAGCTACACAGCAACTTATTATAAGTTATGATTTAAATAATGCTGAAACACTGACCTCAACTGATGTACCAGTTATAAATACAAGTAATGCTAATACAGATTCAGCAGGCGCTGCCGAAGCAGACGCAAAAGATTTCGGTAAGAACATTACAGACAGTGGCGCACTAGCAACAGAAAGTGCTACTGCAAATATACAAGACTATTCGGATCCAACATATTTCGCTGAAGGTTATGTTGGTACTAATTACACACTATAACAATTTTGGAGAACGAAAATGTTTAACAAAGAAACTATGAAAGCGACAGGTAAAGTAAATGTCGTACTTAAGGATGAACATGGTAATGTTAAAGAGGACTTCACTGTAAGCAACTTGGTTGTTGACACTGGCCTTGACTTCATTGCTTCACGTATGAAAGACGCAACTGCTACTGCCATGTCACACATGGAAGTAGGTACTGATAACACAGCGGCCGCTTCCGGCGATACCGCTCTTGGTTCGGCTGTAGGTTCATCTCGTACAGCTCTTACCTCTACCACTGTTACTGACAACGCTGTTGCGTATGTTTGTACTTTCGCAGCTGGTACTGGTACTGGCGCACTTACAGAAGCAGGTATTTTTAATGCTTCTTCAGCAGGCACAATGCTTTGTCGTACTGTTTTTTCAGTAATCAACAAAGGTGCTTCTGACAGCATGACTGTAACCTGGACTGTAACTATTTCTTAATAGGTAAATATAGTGGCTATAGCTCTATCTATATTGGGCCGAATCGGTTTAGCAAGATCCTTTAAACGGGATCTTGTTGAACCGGTAGTTACCGGCGCCCCACATGATTATTTTTATATTACTTTAGGTAGAACTACTGCTTGGAGTGACGAACAATCGCCTCCTGCTCCTATAGACAACGATTGTGATCTAAATGATTATAGAAAAAATATCATTGTCGCACAAAAAGCAGATGCTGCTGATATATGTCACGTTGCAAGACGAATAGATTGGGAAAATGGTCAAGTGTATGACGCTTATGACCACGAATACGGTAGACCTTACATAGATGTTTTTGGTTCTGCAGGTGAGACTACTTATTACCAAGCTACTTCAGGAGCAACTTCATTAAAAGATGCCAACTTTTATGTAATGACAGATGAATATAAAGTCTATAAATGTTTAGACAATAATAATGGCGCACAAAGTTCAATAAAACCAACGTCTACAGCTACCTCTGTAGCTATCTTGTCTGATGGTTATAAATGGAAGTTTATGTTTCAAATATCTTCATCAGATCAAACTAAATTTTTAGATACAAACTATATGCCTGTAAGAAAACTTACAACTACTCCTTACGGGGATGTTAATGGTGAAGTAGATTCTATCACTATAACAGACGGTGGTTCAGGATATACTAGTACACCTACTGTTACTATTGTAGGTGACGGTGGTGGAGCTACAGCAACAGCTACAGTTTCTGCTGGCGCTGTTAGTGCTATTACAATTACAGATGCAGGAGCAGGTTACTCTTTTGCTCTTGCAACTATTTCAGGCGGGGGTGGATCAGGAGCAACTGTTGTAGTAAACGTCGGTGATGCTGATGCTTTACCTGCTCTACAGTCTGCTGTTGAATCAACATCTACTCAAGGTACTATAGATAAAATTGATATTATTGGATTGGGTACTAGTTATGCGGCTAACGGAACTAGAGTAGTTATTACGGGAGACGGTACAGGGGCCGAAGCGGCCGCCACAGTCAATTCTGATGGGCAAATTACTGCTGTTTCTGTGACTAATTCTGGGTCAGGATACACATTTGCTGAGATTACCTTTACTGATTTAGCAGGCAATGAAAATGCAGATGTAGCTACCAGAGCTACAGCAAGAGCTGTTATTTCTCCTTACGATGGGCATGGAGCTCATCCTATAAATGAGTTATATGCAAACAATATAAGTATTGTCGTAAATTTTGATGACAATACTAATACAGATTTATTCATAGGCAACGATTTTAGACAAGTCGGGCTTATAAGAAACTTAAAACAATACGGTAGTGATACACAAGTTTATACTACTGTAACAGGCACTAATACACACAGAATAGAAGTTGGTAGTACAACCGAACACGCCAAATATAATATAGATGATCTTATAACAACATCTGGCGGCGGTAGATTTAGAGTAATACAAAAGAAAGTAGACAGCACAAACTATTACGTTTGGTTGCAGCCTATAATAGACGTAATAAGTTCCAGTAGTGTTCTTACAAATAGTACAACTAGCGTTACAGGTTTGAGTATAAATAGTTATACATCTTCTACCGACCGGCCTGAAATAAATGTAAACTCCGGTGAGGTTATTTACATTGAAAACAGGCCTTACATTAACAGGCAAGAAGATCAGGTAGAAACAATTAAAGCAATATTAACATTCTAGGATTAGGAAATGGCACTCAATTTAAATACTTCTCCGTATTTTGACGACTTTGATGCAACAAAAAATTATAACAGGATTTTATTTAAACCTGGTGTTGCTGTACAAGCAAGAGAACTGACCCAGCTACAAACAGTTCTTCAAAATCAAATTTCTAATCTTGGAAGTTTTACACTCAAAGAAGGCGCAGTGATTAGTGGATGTGAAGAATCTATTATTGCAGTTCCTTATATTAAAATTAATGATGAGTATTATCCTAACGGTGTTACTACAACAACAGCATTGACCAATGCACAAATGGAGAAGTTTAGAGGTGCTATAGTTGAAGGTCAAACTACAGGAATCAAAGCTAAAATCATAGGCACTGTACAAGGATCTGTATCAGGAAGGCCGGCACTAAAGGCCTTTTATCTTGCATATTTAGATTTTAACGGCCGTGGCGAAGGTAACGAACATTTCTCTGGAGCTGAAAGATTAAAAGTAATCTCAGGGGGCTCTCACTTAAATACCGAGTTTGTTACTAGTAATTTGGCTGCAAGCCCTGTAACTCATGCAGATAACTATTATGGTACTACAACCAAAATACAATTATCTCCCGGTGTAATATATGCAAAAGAACAATTTATTCTTACGGATACATTGTCTACTTACGTACATCCTTTTAGCAACTCTGTTGTTCGTAAAATAGGTTTTGAACTAACAGAGGCAGTAAAAGAATACACTGATGATGAGACACTTTTAGATCCAGCATCAGGCTCTTATAACTTCAATGCACCCGGCGCAGACCGATATAATATTTCTGCACAACTAAAATCATATGCAGTTACCGGCGTTACTTTGCCCGAACTATTTTTTGAATACGGACAGTGGGAGTATGGTAGATTAGTCAGAAATGATATTAGGACCAGCGGACTAAATCGTCTAGGCGATATAATGAATGAAAGGGCCTATGAAACATACGGTAACTTTGTAGATCATGGTCTGACTGTTCAGTTAAAAGAACACCTTAACGACGGTGTTAATGGTGGTGTGTTTACTTCTGCTAATGGTGGCGATGCTACAAAATTAGTAGCAGAAATTTCTCCCGGTTATTGTGAAGTAGGCGGACATCCTTTACGACTGACTAATCGTAAATTATTGATAATAGACAAACCTACTGATACGGAAACAAAAGAAGATTCTACAATAACTACAAACTATGGTAACTACATTCTTGTAGATGAAACTTGTGGTTCATGGGATGTAGACGGAAGCGCTGAAGTTACCCTTTATGATACTGCACAGACAGCAGTAACTTCTGCAACTTTTTCAGGAACTTCAGCATCAGGTAATGCTATAGGTACAGCTAAGATTCGTCACTTTGTACGCGAATCAGGGACAGTAGGTTCAGCATCTGCTCAGTACAGACTTTATTTGTATGATGTTAAAATGACCTCTGATAACTTTGAAAATGTAAAAAGTTTGTATTATAATGATACAAATGCTGATGGTTTTGCAGACGTTGTATTAAATAATATTGATGCTAATGCTAAAGCATGGGCAACTAGTACATACTTTGCACCAAATCAAATTGCATACAATGGTGATTATCTATATACTGCGACAGTAGCAGGTACTTCTGCTTCAAGTGGTTCAGGACCTACACATACTTCTGGTACTGCAACAGATGGTGGTATCACTTGGCAGTACGCAGGTACCGCAAACTACGGTGCAGTGTTGAAAGAAAAGGCATTCAATTCAGTATTTTTCCCACTACCGGCTAGAAATACAAAGACTATTGCACCTGGCGGAACATACGACTACGATTTTCAGTATACAAAAGAATTTAGTGCTACAGTAGCAGCTAATGGTGAAGTATCCATAACCGTAAGCGGTAATGAAACTTTCCCATACTCGACCGGTGTATTGAGCGATACTACAGCTCTTGCTAATATTCAGGTAGTAGCTGAAGATACTTTTACAACAACTACTCCTACTGACACACTTTCATTGGGAGAAATGTTAGATCTCACTGCTACAGGCAGAAGTGTAACCGTAGTTAGTGATACAGAAATTACTATAGACCTAGGAGCAACAGCTGTTGCATCTTCTGGCCTAGATGTTAAAATTTATGCCAATGTTCAAGTAGCAGATACTACGCCAATTTCAAAAACTCTGAATACAGATCAATATGTGACACTTCTTGCTGACGGTACTGATACTTATTCTACTTCCGAAATAGAATTTAATTTAGGTGTAGCTGATGTACTTAGAATAACATCAATCAGGGCTCATTCTTCAGCATTTTCAGCAGCTTCCGATGGAATAGACGTAACGAGTCAGTTTAGATTCGATAACGGTCAGCGAGATAACTACTATGGACTCGCTAAGATATTTAAGAAACCTTCGGCCACTGTAGACTTTACTGCCAGACCTTACTTACTTGTTAAGTTTGACTATTTTAGTAGAACTGTTACTGGTCCTACTTTTTCTTGTATAGATTCATATGCAGCCGCAATATCAGCAAACACAATGAAACTACAAGAGGTGCCTTTATATGTTAATAGCAAAGGCAGAACAGTAGACCTTAGAGATGAATTAGATTTTAGACCTTATGCAACTAATACAGCAACTCCTACGGCTACATTAGGTTCTGCAACTCAGAATCCTAGCAGTGCAATAACTATCACAAGACCTTCTAATGGTCTAACTATGCCTGTCCCTGTACAAGAATTTACAACAGATCTTGAATACTATTTGGGTCAGGGGCATAGAATTATAGTCACTCCTACAGGTTCTATTGAGCTTGTATCTAATCCTGCTTCTACAAAGCCAAGCATTCCTATGCCTAAAACTAGTAAAGATATGACATTGGCTACACTTGTGGCTAAACCATATCCTTCTTTGAGTGCGGCATCGGGTAAATACTATTCAAGATTAGATTTGGCTAATAAAGTTAGAAAGGTAAATAATCCCAAGTATACTATGTCACAAATTGGTGGCCTAGAAAAAAGAATTGAAAATCTTGAGTATTACACTTCTCTGTCTATATTAGAACAAGCATCTAAAGATGAGAAATTCTTAGATGAATCAGGTGTAGATAGATTTAAAAACGGATTGTTAGTAGACGCATTTAATGGATTTACTACAGCAGCAGTAAATGATCCTGATTACAAATGTTCTTTACATAAATCTATTGGTGTTATGCGTCCTTATTTCTCTGACGAATTTATTTCACTTTTGCCGAATTTTTCGGGAGCATCTGACGAGTGTGGTCAGACTGGAGCTATAGCACACGTTCCTTACGCAGAAATTATGTATGCGGAAAATTTAAAAGCTAGTAAATGGGAAGCTATTGTAACGGAACTTCTATATGATGAGGAAGTTGTTGTTCAACCTACTTGTCAATCTGGTTATATTTGGGACCCTGTAGCTAACGCTTGTGTTCTTCGACCGGTTATTCCTGAACCAGTTAATCCTGATAATGGAGCAGAACGTGTAGTTGAATATTCTATTACAAATAAAGGTGCAGTAGATGAAGGCGAATCTATATCACTTACTATACAGGGCAGTGCTGTAGGTTCAGGTGTGACAGTTGGCTGGACTCTTTCTTGTACAACAGGTTATACACTTCTATCTGGAGACTTAGCTTCTGGTTCACTAACAGGAACTGCTACAATAGACAGCGGTTCTCAAGCAGTCGTTTCATTTACATTTGCTACTGAAACAGGCATTACTGAAAATGAAACTTTAAAACTCACACTTGATGCTACTGATAGTGATGGAAATGCTACTGGTTCAGCAAGCTCAACATTTACACTAAACAATACTAATGTTGGACTTGTATGTGCTTCAGGTTATACTTTAAATGCAGCCGGTAATGCCTGTGTTCCTATAGCGTGTAACACAGGTTATACATGGGATCCTATAACACAAGCCTGTGTAAAAGATACTCCTCCTCCAGTTTGTGGTGTTGGTCAGCCTGTATATGGAGACCTACAAATCAGACCAAAGAAAGATCCTGCATGGACAGACACAAGGCTATCAACTGATGACGTTGAAAATGTCATAACAGGTGTAGAAGCTAACTTTGAATACAGTGATGATGCGTGGCACCTTGATTATGACAGAATAGTAGATGATGGATTGTCCTATATTCAAACCGCCGACACAGGTACACCCGGAGAAAATATACTCGGCAGGAAAGAATATACCGAAGAGATATGGAATGAAGGCGAATTATCATTTCACAGAGCAGACAGATGGTCTTATCAAGATCCTTATCTACTGACTATAGGTACCTGGTATGAGACTGAAGTACAACCTTATACTGAATATGCTAGAAATGAAATACAACCTAAGAGGCGTGAAACACAATACTCATATATTGGTTCTTTACCTAATGCAAATCGTGTTTATGATGGTGAAAAAGAGGTAAGTAGAAAAAATTACGGATATATTAGATCACAAGAAATACAGTGGTCTGCTGGCGGACTATGCTCTAATTTAGAACATACAATTTATATTGGAGGTATTAGCAAAGGTACATTTACTTCAAATGCAAATGGTAGAGCTTCTGGTACATTTACTATTGGAGATAAAGAACTTCCTCCTGGTAAACATGATGTAATAGTAGCTTCTAAAGGCCTTATCGGCGGCCGCCGATCAGGTGGTGTAGTAAACACTGTATCTAGAGCTACAAATACTTTTACAGGCGGTGACGGCACTATTATTACTAATGCCAAACACTATACTGTTATCAATCCTCCTCAACCAAGAACAAGAACAGGCTCAGAGCCCGCACAAGCGGTGTCAACACCTTTAGATCCTAAAATAGTAGAAGGTACGGTGTTTACAAGGACTTCTGATATATCATATGATCCTCAGGATAGACCGGCAGAGTCTTCCAGTACTCCTACAACTGCGACAACTCCGGTACCGCCTACTACGGTTACTGTTATACCTACTGAATATGGTGGCGCAAATTCATTTATCGGGTTTCAAGATCCTACTTCTGCGGCTCCGGTTGATTCTATTATAGATGCGTTCCTCACATATGGAGTAAATCATTATACTGGATCTGGCTTTGGAGAGGATCTCACTGAAGGTTTTGCTACATTTGAAACTTTCTATGATGATATTCCGGTAGAGGTACCACCATCTAATAACTACACTACTACTGTCCCTTCAACTCCTACTGTCACTCCTGCAGCTAGTGCGGTTGAATTTGATTATGATTTAACTAATTTTCAATTTGAATATGATATGGCAGGCCTAGGTTCAAGAGCATATCTTGATATGTATGGCGCGTTGTGTGGTGGTTGGGATCCAATGGCACAATCATTTATGGTTGAAGGATACGATAATGGAATGTATGTTTCTTCTGTAGATTTGTTCTTCCACACTGTTTCTAAACCTGAAGATAATAAAGGTATCACACTAGAACTTAGAAATATGGTTAACGGTTATCCGGGCGATATTGTTCTAGCGAAATCTAGAAAGGAAAGAAGGGACTGTGCAGCTTCAATAGACAACGGAGACGGTACATATACTCCTAGGGGTACTCATTTTGCATTCCCAACACCTGTTTACTTAGAAAACAACACAGAGTATTGTGTTGTTCCTATTCCAGACTCAGACGATCCTAACTATACCGTTTGGATTGCAGAACTAGGTAAAAAGATTCATGGTTCAGATACAGTAATATCTAAGCAAGCACACAGTGGAATACTGTTTACATCTGCTAACAACAGAACTTGGTCAGCAAGACAAAAAGAAGATATGATGTTTAGAATTAACCGTTGTACATTCTCAACAAATACTAATTTTAAACTCAAGTTAAAAACTAAAAACCATGACTGGACTAACTACGATAGCTTTAGTGATTCAAGCACTAAGTTTGCAGTTGGCGATAAAGTACACGGATTTACTTTCACTGTGGGTAACAGTGGAGGAGCCGGATACGGATCAATTCCTACAGTTACTATTACTGATAGCACAGGTAGAGGAACCGGGGCAACAGCAACCGCTTCATTAACAGCAGGTGTTGTTACTGATATAACTCTAACTAATCCTGGAGCAGGATATGATGGTAACTCTAATTTAACTGTTACCTTGTCTGGTGGTACGCCTTCTTCTGCGGCTACCGTGACGGCAGAACTTAACCTGGGTCGTGTTTCTTATCATGCCGCGATGTATGATGAAACCTCTACTATTACTGTATTAAAAGGACGTTTTGTTTCTACAGGTTCTAATACAGTAGATGGTACAGAAAGGACCATACGTTCTGTGTTAGTAGGTAACGGAACTAAGACTGCAAACGTAAATAACATTTACGATAGGGTAGTTAGTTCTTACGCATTTAAGTGTCCTTTTGATAACTTTGGTAACCTAGGAACAATTACACCTAAGTTTGCTCTAACAAATACAGGAGCAGCTTCAGCAAATACTACAATGACTCCTATGGCTATAGGTGAGCTAAACGATCTTGTAACAGAAAAAACAATCTACAGTTATTCAAATGAACAGGCCAACTATAATGGCAGTAAAACAGCTACGTTTGAACTTACTTTAAGGACGCCTTATGAACATTTAAGTCCTATGCTTGATATGGAATCTTTGATGTTCAACGCATATAAAAACGAGATAAACAATGATTCTTCCGGAGAAGCTGTACGTACTGGAGGCACAGCATCCTCTAGGTATATTTCTAGGAAAGTAAGATTAGAAGATACTCAGGATGCTGAAGATCTAATAGTAATTTTGGATAATTATATTCCTTCTACCGGCGATGTTGAAGTTTATTATAAAGTACAAAACGTAGATGATGATTTAGCTAAATTCAGTGATGATATTATTTGGAGAAAAATGGATAAAAATTTAACACCGGATTCTCCAACAACTAGCTATGGCGAATACCGATACGGGTTGCCCTCAAAAGGATCCAATAGTTTTGGTCTAAATACTGAGGGTGTATTGGAATATGATGTTACAGGCATAGCTTCTATTGCAGTTTCATCAGGCGGATCAGGATATACTTCAGCACCAACTGTAACCATCACACACTCAGGTGATGGTTTTGGAGCAAGAGCAACTGCTACAATAGCAGGATCAGCAGTTACAGCTATCAATATACTGGATGCAGGTAGGGGATATGATGGTGGCACGATTACTGTTACACTCTCAGGAGGCGGCGGTACCTCAGCTACAGCAGGAACAGTTACTACTCAGACCACAACATATCAAGGATTCAAGTATTATGCCATCAAGATTGTTCCTTTGAATAGCACAACTGTTAATGTACCTAAGGTAAGAAAACTCAGAGCATACGCTCTACAGGTATAATATATAATGATTATCAATAAAGAAATTGTAAAAGAATCTCCTGAATTTTTGCGAGATGCTGCTAATCAAGCCTTGGTAAACAGAGACAATTCTGCTTTGCGAGAATATAAAATTGCAAAAAAAAGGCGTTTAGAGCAAAAAAATCAGATTGTAAAATGTCAAGATGATATAAATACACTAAAGAAAGACATAAAAGAAATTAAGGATATGTTCTCACAGATTCTTAACAAACTATAAGGGTAAAGTAAATGTCAACAATAACTACACGATCCGGTAAAGGTAGTCCGTTAACTAATTCTGAGGTTGATGCTAACTTTACCAACTTAAATAGCGATAAGTATCAATCCGGAGATAGCATTTCAGTAGCAGATGTTACTTCTTCCGGAGACCATACCGCTTCAATGGCGGCTAGTGTTACAGCGGCAGGTACAGTTCAAGGTGATGCAACGGCATTGTCCAACACATATAATGTAGTTAGTTCTGCCACAGCAGATCAAGGTGTTAAGCTACCTACAGCAGCATCTGGTTTGTTATATACTGTTACTAATGGTACTTCTGTTAATGTAAAACTATATCCAAATACTTCAGGTACTATCAACGCAGGATCAGCAAATGCTTCAATTGATTTGCCTGCAGGAGTGACTTCTTGTTTAGTGGGTACCTCTAGTACAAACTGGAATACAATGGTAGAAACTGTTATATATGATTCTTCCGGTACACGTTTGAATTAATAAGGAAACATAAATGCGCCCACTAAGACTTAAAGCATCTGGAACTCCGATTACTTCTAGTAATTTTCAGGGGATCCAAGAAATGACCGACGCAGAGATACAGCAGTATCTCTCGTATGTTATTACCAACAAATATGCAGATGACTGGGATGGAACACTTACCGGTGACCTGAACATGGACACTGCAAATGCTCTTAGTGGTTCTGCTATAGGCACTTTTACTGATACAACTAGAGATGATGCTATTGGTACTCACCCAACAGCAGGCACAACAACAGATACTACTTATTACTTTAAACAAATAACCTCAGCAGCTTCAGAAAGTATTACTAATCGTCCTCTTGGCTGGGAAACATCCGGAGATGTTGGTTTCAATGAATTCACGGACGCTGAGCTAGACACTGATGTACTTGATAAAGTTATTAATGATATGGTTTCTGAATCAGACTACACGGTAGGTCAATTTCATCTAGCTGCTTCTTCACCTACTGGTGGTACTTGGACTTCTCGTTACACTATTACAGATACAGTGTTGAGTGGTAACAACACTACTTACTTGTGGCAAAAGACTGCTCCCACATCCTCTGCAAATAGTGACCTTTCTTCTGTCACATATGATAGCGGAATGAAGCAAATGACAGCGGCACAAGTAGAGCAAATGGTTCCTAACTTTAGAAATAGAATCGTTGAAGATTATGGCACAACTCCTGGTGTAGGTTGTTACAAGGTACAATCATCTTCACCTACTGAAACAGGTACTTGGACACAAATGGGTGACGTAGGTGGTTTTTCTGACACTCGCCAAGAAGTAGATTCATCTACATATGCAGGTTCTTATACTGGTACATTCACCGGTGCCTATAACCAAGCTTTTAGTGGTGAATATACAGGTGCTAAGACATACACTGGTTCATATACAGGATCATTTTCTGGTGATTACACTGGCAACTACGTAGGAACTTCAGCATATTCAGGTAACTATGCAGGCGACTACGTTTTATATTACTCTGGTTATGTCGGCGGAACCTTTACAGGATACTACACTGGTTTCTATACTGGTGCTAAAACATACACTGGTTATTATACTGGTGCTTATGACCGAGCGTTTTCCGGTGACTATGTAGGTACTTCAAACTACTCCGGTTCATACACTGGTTATTTTAGTGGTTCATATTCTAGTGATTTTAGCGGAACATATGCTGGCGACACTGTTAAGGCTAGCACTGAAACCGTGAGCACCATCAAACTTTGGTTGAGAACTGCTTGACAAACTGACTATATAGTATTACAATATAGTTTTTAATTATGGAGAAATATTATGGCAGAAGCATCTGTTTCCGCAGACACACCTAAAAAACAATATAAAAATCCCTATTGGTCTAATAGAGAAAACCGTCATCTAATTGTTACGATTGTTCAGCCTAACGGTAAAGAGCAAATAGCCTCTATACATGATAAAGAAGGCACTAACCCTGATATGAAAGCTGTGTTGACACAGTATACCGAAGAACAAATAGATGACAACACAAATCAAGCACTTGAAAGAAGAAATGAAAATATTAAAAAAAGTGCTGAGAGGCGTGAATCTCAAAGAGCAAGAGCCAAGCAAGAAGCGCTATTCAATGCTAAATTAGAAGCGTTTGAGATTGACAGTATTAAGAATTCAAAAAATACACAATTCAAAAGATTAATACGTAAATCAAAAAGTATTATGGAAGTGCAGGCATACGCTACTATTTTGTTGATGAAGGATCTTGAAAGTGCCGAAGAAGAAAACTAAAGGGTTTTTAATTGTTGCTTCAAAACAAAAAGGATTTTATCGGCACGCTAAACTATTAGCAGAATCAATACGAGATTTTTGGCCAGAAGCTAATATTACATTCTTTACCCATGAACATTGGGTAGAACCTGAGGACTACACACTGTTTGACAATGTGATAACTGAAGGAATACCCGATCATATTCGTGCTAAACTCTGGGCTCTAAATAAAACGCCCTATGATATTACAGCATATCTCGATGCCGATATGATGTGTGAACATGAAGATATAAAAAATGTTTTTGATATTCTACCTCGCAATAAAGACATTGTGTTCACTAAGAACAGACCTTACAATTCTAAGGTGACACACTTATCAGCAACGGAAGAAATGACTTGTCACTGTGGATTTTTTGTTTATCGTAAAACTCCTGCTATGATGGATCTTATGGGTGCATGGTATACAGAGTATTTAGAACAAAGAAAACCTGGGTATGATACTCAACATTATCCTAAAGATGTTGTCAGATGGGACACCTTTACTATGTGGAAACTTCTTACGTATGGTGGACATAACATTAAATGGGGATATGTAAAAGAACCGGATGCTCGTTGGAACTTTGTCAATGGCTATCATTTTGAAGAACTACAAGGTGAAGAGATAGTATTGTATCACCACACAATTCCCAAGGACCAACTACAGTGAAGTGGATTGAAATTAATAACGAAGAAGTATTAGACATACTAAACGAATATAGTGATTGGTTCTTTCAATCTGATTTCTCTAAACTAATAGAGATTGCTCACGATAGAGAACGTCACCAAGGCATGACATTAGAAGAAGCCTGTGGTGAAGAATACTTAAAAGAAATTGTAGCAAAAGATGGTAAACATATTGGATATCCTGAAAAAACATTGTCTGTTGATATAGGAACTTCAGAAAATGCGCCCGATGACCACAAAGAAAAAAGAAATAAATTAGCAGAAGAACTATGTGCGTATCTTGGCGCTCGCAATCAAGCAGTAAATGTCTTTTATCCCAAAGAAGGATACATGGGTTGGCACAATAATTGGAATGCCTCTGGATATAACATACTATTGTCTTATTCTCCCACAGGCAATGGCTTCTTTAGATACATGGATCCTCTCACAAAAGAAATAGTTACTATGGAAGACAAGCCCGGTTGGACTTGTAAAGTAGGATACTATGGCAGAGGCAGAGAACCCGACAAAGTTTATTATCACTGTGCCGGGTCCTATGAGCCTCGTATTACTTTAGGGTTTGTT